CACGCTTCGCGATTTCAGGCGTCCTGGACCAGCTCCAACCGGTCCAGCTTGCCTGGTACCCCAGCGGCCCCGCCGCCGCTCTCGCACCCCTTCTCAGGGCAAGAACAGGCAGCCTGGAACTCACCGGCGGGAAGGTCAGCGAGGCCTGCCAGGGCTTGGCCGACCTGACGCTGGCCCGCCGGGTCGTCCACCCCGGCGACGCGCTCCTGGACGCCCACATCGCCGGCGCCAGCAAACTCCACCAGGGGGACGGGTGGCGGTTCGTCCGCCGCGGCGCCGGCCACGTCGACGCCGCCTACGCCGCCGCCGGCGCCGCCTACATCGCCCAGACCATGCCGCAGCCATCCCGTTCCGGGCTGCGAGTCCTGCGATACTGATCCAGGAAGGGGGTGCTCATGAGCACGATGGAAGTCCTTGCCGCCAGCTGGACCGCGGCCCGCGCCGCCGCCCGCCAGGCCCGCGCCGCACGGCCAGCGCGCACCCACAGCGGCCGGCTCGCCAGCGCCATCGCCGAGCATGGCCTGGCACTGGCCGGCCTGGCGTGCTTCACCACCGCCGCCGCCATGGTCGCCATCCCCCTCGGCCTAGCCGTCGCCGGCGTCGGCTGCTTCATCCTCGAACTGCGAGCGAGCGACTGATGCGGTCCACGCTGAAGCTCCTCCGCAACCAAGCGCCAATCCCCATGGCCGCCCGCAGCACCCTGCAGCTGCCGCTGTTCCACCCCAACACCGCCCAGACGCAACTGCGCGCCTACGGCAGCGTGGGCACGCTGTTCTCCATCGTCCACCGCATCTCCGAGTCCACCTCACAGGTCGACTGGCAGCTATACCGCAAGACCAGCGACGGGCGGGTCCGCTACGAAGGCGAGGAAACTCGCACCCAAGTCACCCGCCACGCCCTCCTCGACCTGTGGCGCCGGCCAAACCCGTGGGAGACCCGCCAGAGCTTCGTCGAGGTCACCCAGAAGCACCTGGACCTCACCGGCGAAGGCTGGTGGGTCGTGGAAACCGACCCCCGGTTCCCCACCTTGCCGCTGAACCTGTGGAGCGTGCGACCCGACCGGATGGCACCCGTCCCCCACCCCACCAGGTTCATCAGCGGCTACGTCTACACCGGCCCCGACGGCGAACAGGTCCCCCTCCAGGTCCCCCAGGTCATCCAGATCAAGTACCCCAACCCGCTGGACCCCTACCGGGGCCTTGGCCCGGTGCAGGCCATCCTCGTCGACCTCGACGCCGCCCGCTACTCCGCCGAATGGAACCGCAACTTCTTCCTCAACTCCGCGGAGCCCGGCGGCATCATCGAGGTCCCCGAGAAGCTCTCCGACGACGAGTTCAACGAGATGACCGACCGGTGGCGCGAGCAGCATCAGGGCGTCGCCGCGGCCCACCGCGTCGCCGTCCTCGAGAAGGCCACCTGGAAGGACCGGGCGATCAGCCAGCGGGACATGCAGTTCGCCGAGCTCCGCAAGGTGTCCCGCGAGATCATCCGGGAGGCGTTCGGGATCCACGGCCACGTCCTCGGCCTCTCCGACGACGTCAACAAGGCCAACGCGGAGGCCGGCGCCGCCAGCTTCGGCAAATGGCTGGTCCGCCCGCGGCTGTGCCGCATCAAGGAGGCCGTCAACAGCCGGCTACTCCCCATGTACGGCCAGACCACCCAGGGCCTGGAGCTCGACCACGGCAACCCCGAACCACCCGACCGCGAATCCGACGACCGCGAGCGCACCAGCAAGGCCGCCGCGTTCAAGACCCTCGTGGACGCCGGCGTCGACCCCGCCGAGGCCGCGACCGTCGTCGGGCTCCCCGCCATGCGGATGCGCTCCAGCGCCCCAACGCCCCCACCGGCCCCCCAGCCCCAGCCGCAGCCGACCCCGGCCGCGTGAGATTGCGCTGGTACCGATCCTGGCCCGACGTGGTCCCCGCCGGCCGCGCCCACGTTCACGACCAGCTGCCGCGCCTGCTCATGCGCGACCACGACTACGCCAATGCGCAGCTCCCCGGCGACCAGCCCGGCTGGTGCATGCTCGAATGGGACGTGGCGCTGGCCTCCGAAGCACGCGAGCGGTTCGCCGAACTCGCGCTCCAGGCCCCCGACCGAGTGCTGGTCGCGCCCTACAGCATCTACCCGATCGGCGGGCCGCCGGCCGGCGTGCACCGAATCGCTGGACGCCCTATCCCTCATGGCGCGCCCGAGGCGGAAACCTTCGGGCTCGGCTGCATCTACCTGCCCCAGGCCATCCTGCGTCACTGGCACGCCACCGGCGGCGGCCGGCTGGACGACCGCACCTTCTCACGCTGGCACCACCGCATCTACGGGCCAGCCGCCGTCACCTGGCAGGTATCCCCCCAGCATCTCCACGGCGATTGACCGTTTTGAGATCGGCTGCAAATTCGGTCATACGGTCGAAGCGCTCTGACCTGCGGTGATGCAACGCCCGAACACCCGTACGAGCCTCTGACCTGCGGCGATGCGGGGAGGGAAAAACAGCCTCCGCGCCCTGTCCGCCCCTCCGGAAGCCGAGGTAACTTTCCGCGGCTCAACCGAAGCTGTGCCGTTCGCCCTCGCGCCACAGCGCGCCGTTGTGGCGCGGCAGAGCGATGACGAGCCTAACCAGATGGTCGACAGCCTTGGCTATTGCTTCATCGCTGTCGGTGTCGATGCGGATCACGTCCCAGCCCCACGCCTGAAGCTGCCGATCCCGCTCGCGGTCACGGCGGCGGACCTTGCTGGTCGTGTGCACCCAGCCGTCACCCTCCACGTCAAGGCGGTACAGCGGATGGGCGAAGTCCAGTCGGTATGGCCCGAGCTTGAACTGGATGACCCATGGCGACGGGTCGAGTCCAGCATGGGACAGGGCGATAGCCAAGCGCGCCTCGCCCGCTACGGCAACATCCCAGCCGAGGTCACGGGCCGCATTGATCGAGAGCTGGTCAAGCATGGCTACCAGCCTCCCCATGGCTTGGGTTCGGGGTCGTGTCGGGTCGGGTCACCGACCTTCCCGTTGCAGCTGGAGCATGCGGCGACCAGGTGGGCGGGATCATCCCCCATCTTCTTGCCCTTGGTGTGATGGGCGGTGGTGGCGCGGCCGGTGCAGCCGGGGAGCTGGAGCTGGCAGCGGTAGCGGTCGCGCTCGAGCACCGCGCGTCGGGTCCTGCGCCACGCCCGGGTGCTGCCTGACTCCCAGCCCTTGCTCATTTCTGATTGAGCAGCGCGGTGAGGATGGTATCGACCCGGCCGCGTTCGACCTCTAGCGCCTGCTCGAGCGCGTCGACTCGGCCGGCCTGCTGCTTGGCGGTGGGCGCGCCGGGCGCGGCGGGGAGGACGACGTCGGCCAGGATCCAGGCGGGCAGGACTAGTAGCGGTGGGTCGTCATGGCGCTGCGCCGGGTCATGGTCGGCCCAGCCGATGGTGCCGTCGGTGTCGCGGAAGGCGACCTGCATGCCGAGGCTTGAGCCGGATCCGCCGCGGACCAGATACAAGCTCCACGAGTCCATTATCGGCTCGTACTGCCAGATTGCGCGGGTGTCCATCATCGGTGTCCCCGGCGCCACTGTGAGAACTGCCTGGCAGCCGCCAGCAGGGCGCGCTCGGGCTTGGGCTTGCGGATCCGCACGATCGCCGAGAGTGAAGGGCCGCCGTGGAGCTGGTTGGCGTTTGGCATCGGTGGTTCCTGGCCGGGTGGGAGCAGCTGGTCGATCAGGTTGGTGTCGTGTGTCTGGCCGCAGGTGCATGGCTGGTGTGCGGCGGTGAGGTGGTGTTGGGTGGGCATGGCGGGCCTCCTGGAGGCGGTGGGTGGTGGATGGTCATGGGTTGGCGGGTGGCCTGCCGCGCCTTCACGGGGGTGGTGGTACTACGTACCACCCCCGTGGGCGGCGGCCGTGGTTACCGTGAGTAATGCCGTGAGTTCTTGTTGGGCCTCTGACCTGCGGCGATTGTTGTGGCCGTGTGGTCGCGTGAATGGCCGTTTGTCCGATTTTCGAAGGACCGTGAGTTGCGTGAGATGCCGCGTGAGATACCGGTGTGCGCCTGATGGTGGTGTCGCTCATGACGCCTCAAGATTGACGATGGGGTGGTAGGTCGCTGGGTTGGCGGCGCCGCCGGGGCGGCCGCGGGTGCCGGGCTGGAGTTTGGCGAGGCCGCGGGTGACGAGGCTGTCGAGGCGCCGCCGGGCTTTCTCGATCTCCTTGGGTTCGGGTGAGCGGCCTTCGACGTCGAAGAGGAGCCGGGCGGCGTCGGCGGCGGTCAGGCCGGGCTGGGTGCGTAGCAGGGTGAGCAGGTCGACGCTTTGCTGGATGCTGATTGACCCGGTCGGCGCGTCGTGGAGCAGCTTCATCGGCCCGATTTCTTCGGCTGGCTGCTTTAGGTGGTTCAATTCAACGATCGGGTCGCCCGCCTCACCCCACAATAGGAGTACGGAGCCAGCTCCGGCGGTCAGCCAGTTTGACCCGTAGACGTCGTCGAGCTTGCGTGGTCTTTTGTTGTCCGCTGCGGCCTTGCGCTGGTGGTGCAATTCCAGTAGGTCGATGCCTTCAGTGAGGGCGATCTGGCGGGCTTGGTTGTACCTGGCACCCACCTCGTCCTTGACCAGGTCGAGAGCGGCGTCCTTGAGGGAGTCGATGACGACGGTGTCGGCGCCGGCGTTGCGAGCCAGGCTAAGTAGCGCGCGGGGTTCCTTGGCGAGGTCGACGGGAGGTGGTCCTCGCCAGATGGCCAACCGCTCGTTCAGGATGGTGCTGTTGTCTTCGGTGACCATGCGGCGCATGGAGCGGGCGATCTGGTTGGGCCGGTCGCAGGCCAGATACAGCACGCGGTTTGAGGTGGGGGCCACGGGCATGCCGAGCAGCTGGGCGGGGCCGATGCCGATGCGTGCCAAGACCAGCCGCTGGGCGAGGGTGGATTTGCCGACGCCCTGCGGGCCAGCGAGGACGAGGCTCTCACCGGCGGCCCACGCGACCTCTTGGCCGTCACCCCACACGGCGGGAAGGTCGATGAGGGGATCGAAGACGAACATGGCAGCCTCCTGGAGGCGACGGTCGCCTGCGAGGGCGTGGGGCCTGGCGGTGCCGAGTTGGCCCAGCAGCTCCAGGGCGATCTGGTGGGCCTTGTCGGGGTCCAGGCCCTGTTCGTGGCCGAGCTGGGTGATCCTGTGGCCGGCGTCGATGAGCCGGCGGGCGGCCGCGGCCTGGGCGACGAGCTCGACGTAGTGGGCGTGCTGGGCGACGGTGGGGACGGCCTGGACGAGGGTGTGGATGAACGGGTGGCCGCCGACGTCTTCGAGATCACCGGCGGCCAGCAGGTGGGCGGCCAGGGTGATGGGGTCGACGGGGCGTCCGGCGGCTTCGAGAGTGGCGATCGCATCGAAGATGGTGCGGTGGGCTGGCCGGTAGAAGTCGGTGGTGTCCAGGGTGACCAGGGCGTGTTCGAATGCGCCGGTGTCGAGGAGCATGGCGCCGAGCACCGCCTCTTCGGCTTCGAGGTGGTGCGGGGGTGGGCGCTGGTGGTCATCGGGTGGCACTGACACCTCGGGGACCGGTCAGAGGGGTGGGTGGGGGCGGGTGCTTGGCGCGGAGGCGAATCAGGCGTGGGTGTGACCACTCTCGATCGAGCGTCCATCCGGCCTGCTTGAAGCAGTAGCCTGGGTTTGGGGAGGCGATCTTGGTCGTGTCGATCCAGGTGAGCCAGCCGTCTGCTGGGGGGTTGTCCCAGCGTCCGGCGGTGAGTTGCATGGCGGCGCTGATGAGGTCGGAGGACAGGCCGGCGCCCTCGTTGCGGAAGATGGAGCAGCGCCAGGCATCCAGGCCGTCGAGGGCAAGATCGGGGCGGGGCCAGTGGGTGAGCCATACGGCGCGCTCGCAGGGCGTGACGAGGACCAGGACTCGTCCTGGGGGTCCGATCCAAGGGGCCCCTCGGGTCTTGCGGCTGTAGTGCCGGTCGGCGAGCGCCCGGGCCGCAGGGTCGGAGCGGCCGCGGATTTGCCAGGTGTTGACCTGGAGGCCGGGTAGGGTGAGGGCGCTCATGGCACGGCCTTGAGGGTGTGATAGTCGCGCATGGTGGTGAGGACCTCGTGGGCGGTGACCTTGCGGTGCTCGCTGCCGGCCCATTCGAGGCGGGCGTGTTGGGGGCAGGTGGTCCAGCCCAAATTGCAGTCGAGGCAGCGCCCGTCCGCTTGGAGCTGGTGGGTCCACCAGCCGCAGCCGGGACACTGCAGGAGGGCGGTCACCCTGCCGTCCCCTCTTCGAAGGAGAGCTGCCGGATTCGGTTCCGCGCGGCGGGAGACAGCCACAGAACTTCTGGGACGTTGGCTGACGACTCGACGGTCGCCATGCACCGCACCTGGTGCCAGTCCGCGTACAGCTCGTCGTACAGCGCGCTCGGGTATCCGGAGAGCGCGACCATGCCGGCCACCCGGTGGAGCTGGGCGGCCAATGCCCGATGGTCGTCGTCGCTCAGCTCGTGGACATAGCGTGTCCAGGCGTGGCTTCGGGTCGAGCCCACATACGGCGGATCCACGTAGAACAGGGTGGCGGGGGTGTCGTAACGGGCGATGACGGCGGGGGCGTCGTCGTGCTCGATCTGGACATGCTTGAGCCGGGCGGCCACGGCGGGCAGCTGCTTGGCGGTGAACTCGTCGGCGACCGGGCCGCCGGTGCGGTTGTCGTTGCGCTCGTAGCGCCACCCGGACCGGTGGCGCCCGCTGCCGGCGCCGGCGCGGCCCTGGTGGGTGAGCACGTAGAACCGCCTTGCGTCCTCGAGCGGATCATCGGCCTGCTGGTGGGCCAGCTCGTACTCCTCGCGGGCGTAGGGGGTCAGTTCGATGGCGCGCACCAGGTCCTGCTCCCGCTCCCGGAGGGTCCGGAAGAAGCTGACGAGGCGTGAGTTCAGGTCGTTCCAGGTCTCGATCTTGGACGGGGGCTTGCGGAGCAGGACGCTTGCAGCGCCGCCGTACGGTTCGCAGTAGGCGACGTGGGGCGGGAAGTGCCCGATGATCCAGGGTGCCAGTCGCCATTTTCCGCCGTACCAGCGCAGCGCGGACCTGGTGACCGGCACGAGCTCGGTCATCCTGCACTGCCCTCCTGGAGCGCGGCCTCCATGCGCGGCCCGCAGGTTGTGCACCGCGGTGTGGGGAGCGGCTCGGTGAGGGTGTGGCGGATCGGCTCCCGCCAGCCCCGGCCGCACTCGGTCTGCTCCGCGCCGACGCGTTCGAGGTGCCAGAGGGGGTGGGCGGGGCTGAGGCGGACCAGCCGGAAGGTCGCCCGTTGCTGGCGGTTCTCGCCGGGCAGCCAGCCGCAGGGCAGTCGCCGGTCGTTGTCCTGGTAGCGCGGGCAGGCCGGCTCATGCTCGGCCGGGTCGTTCACGATGTGGGTACAGGTGCAGGCTGGTCGTGGGACGAAGTGGCCATGCTCGACCATGAGCCGGTGATGTTCCTCGGCGCTGTAGGTGGGGGTGCCACCGCCAGCCTGGCGCCACAGCTCGTAGGGGCCCGGGCGGTCGCTCATGCAGCATCACCCTGGGGCAGGCCGGCGGCTTGGGCGAGCGGGTCGCTGGTGGTTCGGATCTGGGCGACATGCTCCGGCCAGGTGTGCTTCAGCCTGCGGCGGCACAGCGGGCAGGCGTCCAGGTCGACGCCGGCGACGGTGGGGGTAGTGGGGCCGCCCCAGGTCGGCTTGGTCTCGGTGTCGCTCACCGCTGCACCCGACCCTTGACCGTGATGACGTGCGTGCCGGTGGTCGGGAAGACCTGGAACGAGGCTTCGGCCGGGTCGGTGACGAGCAGCAGGTAGTCCCCGTCGGGGACCTGCTTGGTCTGGGTGTCGCCGGTCTGCTCGTCGACGATGGTCACCTTGAGGCTCATCAGATCGGCGCCTCGTCCAGGTCCTGCTGGTCAGAGTCCTCGTCCTCATCCTCATCGTGGTCGGGGGTGCCGAGGGCGAGCTGGCTCGAACCGACGCCGAGCATGCGGCGGGCGCTCCACGTCTCCACAGGGAGGGGCGGCTGGTCCAGCCGGGCGGCCGCGCGGGCGGTCTCCTCGTCGACGTGCTCGATCGAGTAGACCGCGGCCGGGTTGTAGTCGATCGTCCGTGCCTGCTTGCCGTCCTGCACGGGGATGTGGAGGCGCAGGAAGTCCTGCCCGGCGATCTTGACCTCGCGCACACGGCCGGCGGCGGTCTGGCGGCCGAACAGGCCAAGGACACACCACGTGTCGATCGGCTCGGGTGTGGTGGTGTCAGCGGTTGGTGTGGTCACGGCGTTGCAGCTCCTTGGGGGTGACGGATGGTTCGAGCCGGTCATGTTCGGCCTTGGTGTGTAGCAGGCTCTTGGCGCACAGCGGGCACACGGGCATCTGCCGGTAGCCGCCGGGGTGCAGGCAGTCGCGCACCGAGCGGGTCCAGCCGTCCCAGTTGCCACGCATCTCGGGCAGCGCGCGTTGGCGGAGTTCGCCCTGAGCGCAGGCCTTGGCGCCGGGACGCTTGGGGTGTTGGTGGCCGCAGCGCCACACCTCACGGCCCCTGGTGCTGCCCTCGCGGAGCAGGCCGTGGAAGACCTCGTGGACCTGGAGGCCGTCCCGGTGCAGTGCCGAGCTGGTGGCCACGTGCAGGACGGGGGCGGTCACCGCGACCACCACACATGCAGGGGAAGCGTGGGGACCAGGCAGAGGTAGAGGTCGTACTCCCAGCGCAGGTACATGGCTGTCGCGTCCTGGCCGGCATAGGCGGGCGAGCGGTTCCAGTAGGCGCCGACCCACAGATCACGGGGTTCGAACTCCACGCGGGCCCTCACCGGCGCCTGCCCTTCCATTCGGCCGCCGCTGGACATGTCGCATGGTGGTCGACGTAGGTCCTGACGACGCGGGCGATGAGTGCGGCGTCCGGGTGTTGCGCGCCGACGACGATCCCGTCGTTTGGCTCCAGCGTGGTGATCGCCGAGCCGAGCACGATGCGCTTCTCGGGCTTGGCATCCAGGATCATCGGTTTCCCCGACTTGGCCGACGGAACGAACAGCACGGAGGCGCCGCAAGAACGGCAGTGGTCGCTCACGATTCACGCTCCCCCTCGGGGCGACCGAGCCACCAGACGCGGCCGTCACGGACCCCGCGGTTGTACTCGCGCAGATGGTCGGCGCAGTAGGCGTACCAGGCGGCCACCGAGCGGCCCTCGTGGTGGCTGTACCAGCTGCGACGCATGTCGGCGACCGGTGGCTGGTGGCAGCGCTTGCGACGGCACCGCGGGTACTGCGACGGCACGCGATACCAGTCCTCGGGCTCCATGTACGGCTGGCTCAGCGGTGTGCTCACCGGGCATCACCGTCCTCGCGAACGCGGCGACGGGCCGCCCAGCCGGCGCACACCTCGGCAGGGGTGCCATCAGTCCGATACGGCACGCCATCGACGATGGGTGGCCGGTAGTTGGCCGGATCACCGGGGATCTCCGCGCCCGCAGGATGCCGCCACGCGCACGGCCGCCGCATTCCCTGGTGGCAGTAGAACGGCCGGCCAGTGGCGACCAGGCGATCCAGGTCCGCCTCGCTGCCCGCATAGCCCGGCCCACCCTGCCGCTCGGGCGAGTCGGCGCGGAACGCGCAGTCCTCGCACGGTGCCGCGCGCGTGATGGGGACGGCCTGGGTGGGCGGCTGCTGGTCGAGGTCGTAGACCGGCTGCCAGCAGGTGCATCGCTCCGGTCCGAACATGGCCGCGCCCATGCAGCACATGCCCTCGCCGGCGTCGGGCAGGTCGACGGCAGACTGGCTAAGCCCGCAGAGGTTCATCCCGGCCTCCGGCTGGTGAGGGTGTGCTGGATGGCGGGCCAGTCGCTGGGCTTCCACAGGTAGACTTCGGCGCCGGCGCGGCGCAGGTCGGCGAGGATGCGCTGCTGGGTGGGCCGCAGCCGGCCACGCTCGCGTTTCAGCTCGGCCCAGACGATCCGCTCGCGGAGCATGATCAGGTCGGGCAGGCCGGCGGTGTTCTTGTCACCGACCAGCCGCCGCTCTCCCGCCTGGGTGACGACTTCGCGGCGGGCGTCGTCGATGTGCAGGACGGTCCAGCCGAGCGTGCGGGCGAGGTCGACGATGCTTGCTTGCAGGTCGGCCTCGCTCATCGCCCGGTCCAGAACCTGCCGGGCGCTCATGGCGCACCGTCCGATGTGCGCCACCAGACCTGCCGCCAGCCGGGCAGCTTGACCCGCTCAACCCGTCCCGCTTTCTCCAGACAATTCAGCCGCTTCCAGGTCACAGCGTCCGGCGGCCACGCCATCGGGCCGGCCAGCTCGGCGACCTGCCGGGTCGACAAGGGGAATCCCTGGGCGTCGCGAAGCACCGCCAGCAGCTGGTCGTCCAGCGCCAGTTCGGTCAGCCGGCCCATGGGCCACCCCCCGTCGTCATGGTGGTGGTGTGGGGCACGGCGTCCCTGGGGCCCGACCCGGCGGCCAGCAGCGTCAGGCCCAAGCCGAGAGCGACCAGCAGCAGGATGGTGACGGTCAGGCGGAATGGACGGTTACGCATCGGCTTCACCTCGGGCGTGGTCGAGGGTAGGGCCGGCCGGGTTTGCATGCCTTGACGTGCCTCCACGTTCGGCAGCGGCCGGCCCACCCTTGATCTGGGTCACATCGCCCTCACCTCCCTGATCGGCTGGAATGGGGTCCGGGGCGGCCACGTCTCCCTCCCCGGACCGGGCCGCCCCGGACTGCTCGCGCGCGCGCAGGAGCTGGGCGCGCACCTCCTCGGTGACCTGCACCAGGTCCGGGCCGCGGGTCACTGGATGTTTCCCATCACGAAGTCATACGTAGCCTTTGCGAGGCGTGCGTCGCCGAGCGCGGTGTGACGGTCGAACTGATCCGGGTCGACACCGAGCTTCGAGAACAGCTTCCCCGAGTCCCACGGCGGTTCGGTCTGCGTGAGACCGGCTGCCAGCGCTTCCACGTCCACGAGGTGGTAGTTCCAGGCGGGGCAGCAGCCGTGGGCGCGCAACAGCCGCGAGAGGAACGCCGCGTCGAAGGAGGGGACGGCGCCGACCAGGTGCGCACCGGCGGTCAGCTCCATCACCGACGCGGCAACGTCCCG